GTCGACAGCATCACCAAGCAGACGCTGCAACTGTTGCCGGCCCCCGTGCCGTGGTTGGCCAACACAGAGTACGCGATCGGCGATCAGATCCAGGATGCCAACGGCAATTTGCAGGAAGTCACAGCCGTCACGGGAGAGAACGAAGACGGGAGCTCAAGCTCGGGTGCAACGGTTCCTGTTTGGAACATCAATGTGGCCGGCACCACGCTAGACGGACAGGTGACCTGGACAAATCAGGATCTGGCGCCGCAAGGCGATTTTATCGTGGATCCGGTGACCTGCCCCGGTCGCATCTTTCCCAATCCGGGACAGACTTGGCCTCCCGTGCTCTATGTGCCCAATGCGGTGACGATTCACTTCACCGCCGGCTATGGAGACGACGGCAAAGCCGCGCCCGCCGCGATTCGCCAGGCCATGCGGCTGATCATCGCTGATTCGTACTTCAATCGTGAGTCGGCGGTCGCCGGCAGCGTCAGCGCGAATCCAGCGCTACAGCGTCTGCTCTGGCGCTGGCGCATCACGCAGCTTAACCCCACTCGGGGCTGAAACTTTTTCGCCAAACTGTTGTCGAGGAGAACTCACCCATGCACAAACCATCGCTCGTCAAAAGAATCACCGCCGTCGCTCTGTTGCTCACAGTGGCCAGCGTGCTGGCATTCGCCACCGGTCCCACCGCGCTCACCACGCAGGTGCTGGTGCAAGACAATGTCCAGGTCACCGCCGGCCAGTTGGCTGTGACCGTGGCTGCCTGCGACAACGTGAACGGCAACACTTTCACCATCACCGGTCGCGAAGTCCTGTTCGTGCAAAACACCGACTCGAGCGCTCACACCTTCTCAGTCACGCCAGTGACGGATCCCTACGGCGGCACCAACACCACGTTTACAGGCTACTCCGTGGCCGCGACCTCCTTTGCGTTCGTGCAGATGAAGTTTCTGCAACCCTTCACCACGACCAACATCGTCACGCTGGCCTGCAACTCGAACCTGATCAAATTTGCAGTGCTTCAGACGAACTAGATGTCGCTGCCTCGCATCAGCGCGCGGCCGCCCGGAGCGGGCCAGTACACGCCGGTGGGCGCGTACGACCGCCGCATCACCTTCTCGACGCCCGGAAATGTAGCCGCGGGCGTGCAGAAGAGCGCAGCCTTCGATTCCTGGGCGGCGATCCGCGGGCTGTCGGGGCAGGAGTTTGAAAAGGCGCAGCAGATCGCGCAGAAGTGTTCGCACCTGGTCACGGTGCCTTATCGGCTCGGCATCAGCGCCGCCATGCTGATCGATCTTGAGGATGCAGGCATCACGCGCACCTTCCAGATCGCGGATCTCGAGGATCCCGACGAGCGCCACATCGAGCTGCGCATGATGTGCTTCGAGATTGGAACAAATGCCGGCGGCGCCGGATAGGAGATTTCATATGAAAAAACTGTTCGTTCCCATCGGCCTTTTGCTCTTCTTCGCGCTATGTCTCGTCCCGACTGGCCAGGCGCAGCAGGGCTCGAATCTGTCGTTCGCCGCCGGCGAACCCTTCCAGGTCGGCCTCACCTGGTCGGCTTTGACTTCGGGTAGCGGCTCGCTGACGCAATTCAACGTGACTGGTCTGCAGTTCTTCACCGTCAACTGGGTGGTTTCCGGTTCGATCTCGGCCTGCACCGTCACGCTCGATGGCGCCAGTATTCCCGGCGGCAGCTTCAGCACCGGTTCGATCGTGGCCTCGCAGACCTGTAATTCCACCGGCACGTACACCACGCCTAGCGCGACTGAGAACGTGCGCGCTCAGCTGTCTTACAGCTTCAGCGGCGCGGGTTCCGTCACCTTCACCGTGCGTGGCTATACCGAGAATCCCGCGACGGCCTCGGGTGCGGCCTCGAACGTGAACGTGACTTCACCTGTCGATGGCAGTGGTTACGTGAATGTGGACTGCAAAACGGGCTGCGCGAGTGGTAATCCCAACGGCCAGGCCACTATGGCGAACTCTGCGCCGGTCGTGATTGCCAGCAATCAATCGAATTTGCCCACGAACCTGGCCCAGATCGCTGGGGCGAACACCGCAGTGAATAACGGCATTTCTGGAGCGGCAGTGCAACGGGTCACGGTGGCCAGCGATTCCACCGGCGTGTTAGGCGCGACGCAGTCCGGCACATGGAACGTGCGTACACAGGATGGCTCCGGCAACGGGTTGACCTCCAACTCGACGACCTACACGGCGAAGTTCGCGCAGGACGAGAACCTGCTCGGCACGCTGGGTACGGCTTTCAGCACCGCCGGCAAGGTGGATGTGAAGGGCGCAGACGGCGACCTTTTCGTTCGTCAGACTACCGGCAGCAATCTGCACGTGCAGGTCGACACCGCTCCCACGACGGCTGTTACCGAGTCCGGCACGTGGAACGTGCGTGCGCAGGACGGCGCTGGCAATGCCCTGACTTCAAACTCCACGACCTTCACGTCGAAGTTTGGGTTGGACACGAACCTGCTCGGTACGCTAGGGACGGCTTTCAGCACCGCCGGCAAAGTGGATGTGAAGGGCGCAGACGGCGACGTTTTCGTTCGTCAAACTACCGGCAGCAACCTGCACGTGCAAGTGGACACAGCGCCGACGACAGCGGTGACGCAATCTGGTACTTGGAACGTGCGTGCGCAGGATGGCGCTGGCAATGCCCTGACTTCAAACTCCACGACCTACACGTCGAAGTTCGGGCTCGACGTGAACCTTTTGGGATCCGACGGGACAGCCTTCGCCACAGCTGGCGTGGTAGATCAGAACCTAAAGAACGTGAACAACGCCGCCGTCGCCACCGCGGCGAGTGGCGTACAGAAGGTAGGGATCGTTGGCAACGCTGGCGCCACCGTAGATGCTGCTGTGGCGGCCGGCACAGCGCCCACGAATGGTGTGGCCGCCCTGGGGCAGTACAACACCACGACACCCGCGCCCGCTGCGGCGCAAACTGTGGCAGCTCAGCTGGACCAGGCTGCGAATTCCTTGGAGTTTCCGGGCGTGCAATTCAAAGCGGGCGCGGCTTGGACTAGCGGCACCTCGCAAAACACTTTGCAATATCCCACGGGCACGACCACGGCAGGCGCTCTCTTTAGCGCTCCCGCAGTTCTAGTGCAGCTCGACCAGACGACCACGCTGACTGCCGGCGCGGTGACCTGGCAGGGTTCGTACGACAACACGAACTGGGTAACGATTCCGGTGGCGCAGGTGCTGAACCCGAACACCTTTGCTCAGCTGACGAACCCCTACACCTTTGTTGCCAGCACGAATCAGCCTTTTTTGCTGCTGACTCAAGGCTACTCCTATGTGCGCGCCAATCTCACGACAGCCATCACCGGCACCGGCTCGGTCACGCCGGAGTGGGCTACGATGCCAAGTAGCATCCTGACCACGACGCTCCCCGCCACGGCCATGCCGGGCACCGTGCCGGGCACCGCTCCGCAGTACACCGAAGTCGCGGGAGGAATCTTTAACAGTGCTGCGCCTTCCCCCAGCACCGGGCAGACCAGCCCGCTGCAGCAGGATGCTGCGGCCAGTCTCTATGTGGCCTTCCGTTCCTCGACCAACGGCTGCGCCAGCAACAACGGCGCGATCGCTTCGGTGCCGCTTAACGCTTCGACCACCTCCGCCGTGCAGCTCGTGGCGCTTTCAGCCGGCAAAAAAATTTACGTATGTGCCATCACCGTGCTGGGCGGAGGCACCACGCCCACGTTTTCTCTGGAATCCGGTACCGGCAGCAACTGCGCCACCGGCAATACGGTGCGTCTTCAGCCCATGGCCATCCCGACCGCGGCGCCCGCACAAACCTTTCCTGGAACAGTTCTCGTGACCGCCGCTGGCGAGGCGCTCTGCACGCATCTCGGCGGCACTTCGCCCACGGCCGTAGGCGTCTTGAGCTATGTGCAGTGAGAATTGAATGCCTGTCCTACAGGGTCTAACGGAACAGCTCGCCGCAGCGCCCGCGATCGCGAAGCTGCTGGGCGTGCGGCCGGCGATGAATCCTGCCGATACTGGAATTTTCATCAGCCTAGCGGTGAAGCAATCGCTGCGTCCGTATCTGGTGTTGCACCTGGTGAGCGCGCCGCCGGCTGAAGCTTCGCTCGACGGCATCACGGGACTGGTGGATGCTGAGATTCAATTTGATTCTTACGGCGACGATCCAGTCAGCGCACGCAAATTGTCGCAGGCGGTGAAAGGCCTGCTGGCCGGCAACCAGGTGGCGCTGCCAGATGGCACGGTCGCCGAGTTCGTCGACGTCGTCATGGATGCCGATGAGCCGTACGAACTCGGCGGTGGCGGCTATCTCTACCGCTCGCTGCTGCGGCTGCGGACGTTTTACACCGAGGGCAGTTCTTAGCTGGCGAGTTTCAGAAAATGACCACGATCGCGAAGAACAGCGCGGGCTCGACGCTGGAGGGTTCGCCCGACAACATCACATTCACCAAGGTGGCCCAGCTCAAGAGCATAAAGCCCACCGGACTGAAGCTGAGCTTCGTTGACCAGACCAACATTCTGACCGCGCTGCCGTTTTCCGCGCAGCTCGCGGCACGCATCGACTCCGGCGAACTCGATCTCGCCGGCGTGCTCGATCCCAACAATGGCAGCCAGCTCGGGCTGGGGCAGTTGCAGGCGAATCGCACGCTGGCCTGGTGGAAGATTTTGCTGAGCGATGGCACGCTGTGGAGTTTTCAGGGTTTCGTCGCGGAGTTTTTGCCCTTCGATGTCGATATCGGCAAAGCCATCGTATTCACCGCCAAGCTGCGCATTTCGGGCGCTCTCAATGGCCCGCTGGGGCAAGCCTGAGAAGCGCTGCCTGAGTTTCGATTCACCACAGAGACACAGAGCCACGGAGAAAACCTTCTTGGAGCCAGGGAGAAATCTCGGGGGAGGATTCGCGCCAGGGTTCCGGTTTTCCCCGTGTCCCTGTGCCTGTGTGGTGAGCGTTCACTTTTTCTAAGGAGACCATTCCATGACCACCATCGCCTATCCCGGCTTCGGGTCGAAACTCGCTTCCGGCGGGACGACCGGCGCCAGCTATACCAACGTCGCCCAACTGAAGAACATCAAGTTCTCCGGCATTAAAGCGGCTTTCGATAAGATCACGAACCTCGACAGCCCCACCGGCGGCGGCGGCAATGCCGTGTTCGAGGAGTACATCAAGACCATGGTCGACGGTGATAGCGTCACCTTCGATTTCGTCATGAATCCCTCCGACCCGACCACGCAGGCCATCCTTACCAACCTGCAATTGAACGGGCAGAGCGCGCTCTATTTTTGGAAGGTCACGCTCACCAATGGCTCGATCCTGATCTTCCAGGGTTACGCCTCGGACTTCAAGATCGATGTTGCCCACGACAAAGCGATCGTGGGATCGGGCGGGATCAAGATCGTCGGCCCGATCGTGCCGACCTGGTAGAGAGCCAATGCCGACCATCGCTTATACAGCTCTCGGTAGTAGCCTCTACATCAATGGCAGCAGGCTTGCCCAAGTGCAGATTGCCACGTGGGATCACACGCTCGGACGTCTGAGAGTCCGAATAATCCATTGGGCAGAAGACGACGGTCAGGAACTGGTTCGTGGTTTACAGGCCGGCGCATTCGTCGATCTGCGGCTCGAAACACCAGACAAGATCAGGCGAGAG